GTAAATATGGTTTGAGAGTAGCAATATTTCAAGTCGAATCGAGTGACCCTGATTATTATGAGTTACCATTCAATATTGATGGCGTAAAGAAAGGCAGCTATAAGGGTATTATTATGAATGACCCTTATTATTGTTATCCTGAATTACGAAACAATTCAACCAATGCCAATAGTCAAGATTTTTATGAGCCTGAATTTTGGGTAATTGCTGGCAAGCGTTACCACAAATCACATTGCATTATTTTCCGTCACTCCGAAGTTGCACAGATATTAAAGCCGTCTTATATTTACGGAGCCGTATCACTCACGCAACAAATTTTCGAATCAGTCTACAATGCTGAGGTTACGGCAGCAGAAATCCCGCAATTGATACAAAACATGCGCCTTTACGTTATGCACATGGATTTAAGCCAAGCACTTTTAAATCCTGAATTAATGGATGAAAAATTAGGGCAACTTGCCAATGTACGCAATAACTATGGCGTGCAAGCGATTGGAGAAGAGGAATCGCTAGAACAACTACAAACATCATTAATGGGTTTGGATGATTTAGTAGCAGGCCGCTATAAACTTGTCGCTAGTGTTGCTCAAATGCCAGTATGCAAGATTATGAAAACCGATGTATCGGGCGGTTTACAAAAAGGCAGTCCGGAAGAAGCTATATATCACGAAACTCTTGAATCTTTGCAAACTAAGCTAGAATCATTTTTGGATCGTCATTATCAATTATTGCTCAAGTCTGAATTGGGAATATCAGATGAAATTGACATAGTTTGGGAAAAACTAGACGCAATGACAGAAAAAGAAGCAGCAGATGTGAACTCCACTAAAGCGCAAACAGCAAGCACCTACGCTATGATTGGCGCATTGTCACCGGAAGATATACGTCAACAATTAATCACTAACAAGAATAGCGATTATAGTGGGATTGAAATGGCTGGATTGCCTGAAATCGACATTGAAGAGCAGGAACCTCGCACACAACAAAGTGATATTAAAGATGCTGAAGATTTGGTAATGAAAACCAATCTCGATAAAAAGATACATGAGGAATCAGCAGAAAGCCCGCTAAACGACAAACCTTATCCTTCAAAAAAAGATATTAAGTCAGAAGATTACGCCAAAGCAAAATTAAATTATCATGGCTTGAAACTTGAAATAGAAAACCCTTACGGTTCAGTTCGTAGACATAAGGACGCAAATGGTAAAAAATGGCGTATGCAGCTTAAAGACAATTATGGGTATATCTCAGGAACGCGAGATAATGATGATGATTGTACGGACATATTCATAAAGCCACACATTACCCAAGCAGAACTTAACGCTACAAAATACGTTTATGTTATTGATCAATTAAAAATTGATGGCTCACATGACTTCGACGAACATAAAACCATGCTAGGTTATGATTCACCTGAAGAAGCAAAAGAAGCCTATCTGCGTAATTATGAGCCAGGATGGACAGGTTTTGGTAGCATGACTACTATGAAAGTAGATGAGTTTATTGATTGGCTGGATAATGCAGATTTAACAAAGCCGATTGATGAAAAGCAAGATATTGAAGACAAGAGCGTATCAGAAAAACAAGCTCGACTCATGAAAGCAGTTGCCCACAATCCTGAGTTCGCAAAGAAGGTTGGCATACCGCAGGAAGTTGGCATAGAGTTTAACGAAAAGGATGAAGAAGCGGACGTTTTTGATGATAAAGAAAAAGAATAAAACCATAGTTAGCACTCCACTTCATTCCCCTGTTTTTGCAGAAATAAAGAAACAGGTTGGTGAACTTGTGCAAAAAATGACTGATGAATATCAAGCAGAAATAAAGGCATTATTTTCCAGTAATCGCAAAACAATTATGGACGCGCAGGATGATACACTAGCAGGATTAGTTAATCTAAAACTTGATAGCCTACTAAGAAAATACGAAAACCTGCTAGGCTTTTATGCTCCAATATGGGCTTCAAAAATAACCAGCGAATCAGCAATTATCAATCAAGCCAAACTCAATAAAGTCTTTTCAAAATTAGTGAGCGAAGTTTCACTATCACCAGTTGCATTTCAATCCGGCACTATGAAAGAAGTGTTGAGCGCGGTAACTCAGGAAAGTGCAGCATTATTTAAAACCATAGCACCTATCTATCACAGTGACGTACAAAAGGCAGTTTTTAATAGCATTGCAAATGGCAAAGGCTATGCTGATTTAGTTCCATTCTTTGAGGCTCGCAATCCAGGCATAAAAAACTATGCCATTACCCGCACTCAGGATCAATCAGCCAAAGCCTATAATGGCATAGCAATGGCGCAAATGAAAAACGCAGGAATCGAGAAATTTGAATGGATGCACACAAGCGGCAGTCGTGAGCCTAGAAAATTACACGAAGAATTGAATGGTAAGAAATTTTCATTTGACAATTTGCCCTTTATTGGTGTACTTTATGGAAAAGATATATATGGAATACCTGGCCAACTCCCGAATTGCTTCCCAGGATCAACAAAAGTCTCTATGGCTAATGGATGTCGTAATGTTTGGCGTTATTGGTATGAGGGAGATATGATTAGTTTCGTCATATCCGGCGAGATTATCGAATGCACACCTAATCATCCAATACTTACTCTTAGAGGCTGGTTGTCTGCTAATGAAATCAAAGAGGGCGATTATCTCGTCAGCAGCTTGGCTAATGACCAATGGGGAATTGATACAGAAATAAACGAGGGTTTTACCACTTTCGAGAATTTGTTTATCTCCAATACTTTCTCTCATATGGAAAGCATTTCTGGAACTAAATTTAACTTCCACGGCGACATTCCTAAAAACGATGTCGATAGCATAGTCGTCAACAATAACCTGCCTTTCTGGAAAGAATCCATTGATAGTGAAGAAATTGAACAATTCATCCTCACCTTTTCCGATAGCTTGATTAATGATGTTGTTTCTAGCGCTAATCCCGAGATTATTAAGCCTTGTTTTTCTGGCTTGCTTAGTGATATTTGCTCTTTCATCAATAGTCAAAGCATTCATTCTAAGTTTATTGGCTTTGCTTCCATCTCTGAGAATGATTCCTTGTTCATTGAGCAAGCGAGTAATGACTCCGCGGGAACACTTGAATTGTTGGGAAAGATTAAGGACGCTATCGCCGGAATTATAGAGAGAGACAATATCATCAATCTGATTATTGATATTAATGAATTTGAGAACTGCTGGAAGAATATAATTAAATCTTTTCTTGAGGGCAATACTAAGCCTGCCCTGACTGCAATTATTTATTTTACAAAACTCACGAAGTGTGATACCTTTATTAAAAGATTCTTGCGAGTGAATGAGAAAACTATCAGTATATTTAGTGGTCATGTTTATACTATGGAAAGTTATAATGGATGGTATAGTGTAACATCTACAGAAATAATAAGCAAGAATTGTAAATGTTTGATGAAACCTGTCTTATTTGAGATCCCATCGAAATAATTTTTTTTGCCTACTTTTGCAATATAAAAGTTATATAAGTATTACAAATATTAAATATGAGCAAAGCTATAATAGATAAACGAGAAGTAGATAGTAACGGATTTGTTGAGATTCCAGACAACCCTATTTCAGCGGTCGGAGTTTATCCCTATCTTGGTTCAATGATCGGCGGTAAAGACCCATCAAAAATCTATTATGTTTTACGCCCTGAAGAAGAATTAAGCCGAAAAGATACGCTTGATTCTTTACGATTAATGCCTATCGTAGATGACCATGAAATGTTAGGAGATGGTGAAACGCCAGCAGAGAAAAAAGGCGTTCACGGCGTAGTTGGTGAGCAGGTTTATTACGACTCCAAAGCTAAACAGATTAAAGGCAATCTTAAAATTCACAGCTCAGGATTAATGGATAAGATCGATAATCACGGCAAAAAGGACTTGAGCGCCGGTTATAGGGCAGATCACGAATTTATACCAGGAACTTTTGACGGTCAAGATTATGACGCGATTCAAAAAAACATTGTTTTTAACCATTTGGCTCTTGTTGATCGGGGTCGTATGGGTAGCGGCGTTGCTGTACTGGATCAAGATGACATTTCACTTTTAACAACTATTCAACCATTATATGAGCAATCGAAAATGAATCATTTAGACAAATTAAAAGCAGTCTATCAGGCACTTGGCGAGTTTTTAGGCGAAGAAGCCGCCGAACCGGAAAATAAAGTTACAGACGAGGAAGAAAAGGAAGTCAAAGAAGAAGAAAAGGAAGAAGAAAAGAAAGAAGATAAAGTTATGGACGCTGCACTCATCGAAAAAATGATTGATAAAAAAGTTAAAGAACGCATTGAAAGCGTTGAGAAGCGTGACAAACTTTATAAAAAATTAAAGCCTCATGTCGGCGTTATGGATTCAGTAGATAAGATGACCTTGGACTCACTTGCAGCTTATGGCGTTGAGAAGCTGGAATTAAAATGCGAGAAAGGCGAGGAATTAGCCACACTAAAAGGCTACTTATCCGGTATCAAAAAGAACAATGTACAAGACGGATCAGAGTTTATTGAGCCTTTGTATAAATCAGTTAAACCCTCTATTAAGGACTTCGAATAATGGCCTTTCAAACCACAACAAACTTTACAACCGCTAACGGCGTACCAGGTAGTTTAGCATATCTTGGCCCTGAGCCACGTGTTCAACCTCGCATTTGCTATTCAGCAGGACAGGCTCAGACTTTTGGTTTTGCTTTTACCGAATCTACAGCAGGCGATATGCTTTTAGGTAATACAGCCATAGTAGGTGGTACTGGCAAATTTGCAGGCATTTTAGTTCAACCAAAAGCGGCGGCATCTTTTGGAACAACCGGAGGCGGCCCATTAGCAGCAACTTTAAATTTGCCTGATTATGCAACAGGTGAACTATGCTCTTTTGGTGATGTATTTGTCACATTAGGCGCGGCTTGTAATATTGGTGATTTGGTAACTTATCACACTACGACAGGCGTATTAAGCACTGTCCCATTTGCTCCTTCCGCATTTACAGCATCACAAACAACGACTGTTCTTACCGTATCTGCATTTACTTCCGGTACTGCTCCATTGAGAGTTGGTTCAGTAGTTTATATTCAAGGTGCTTATGTTGGCACGATTGCGTCATTAGGCACTGGCACTGGCGGTACTGGTACTTATAACCTTGAAACAAGCGCAAGCGTAGGATCAGGCGCAATGACAGCCGCCCCAGTTCCCGCAGCAAGTAATTTGTTTGTACCCAATACACGTGTAAATCATTATCCGCTCACGACTTCTGGCGTTGGCGTTATCACCTTGACTAATTAAGGAATCATTATCATGCAAGTATCACCTCAAGGCGTTAGCGTTTCCGGTCGTAGAGCGCAAGCGCACGCACAAAAGTTAAAAGAACAGTTTGGCACAAGCAAAAAGCTATCAATTCAAGATGCTGAAATTTTGCGCCAATTAGGTTTTGCAGCTAATAGCAATGCGATCATGGACTCGGCTCCCGTTGCATTACAAACAACTGCTAGCATCACAACCCCTGTTCAATTCCTACAAACATTCTTGCCTGGCGTTGTTCGTATTTTCCAAGCACCTTTAAAACTTGAAGAAACTATTGGTTTTACTCAAGCTGGTTATTGGGAAGATAGCGAAATCGTTCAGAGAATTATGGAATGGACAGGCTATGCTAGAGAATATGGCGATTACTCAGCTAAACCGAACGCAAATTGGAACATGAATTTTGCAAAACGCAATGTTGTAAGATTTGAAGTAGGCGTTGAAGTTCAGCGGTTACAAGAAGCTCGTGCTTCACGCGGCATGGTTTCCGATACTGAGGAAAAACAAGGCGCAGCAGCTCTTATTCTGCAACAAGTCTTAAATCTTGTTGGTTATAACGGATATAACTCAGGCAATAACTTAACCTATGGTTATCTTAATGATCCTGGCCTCCCTGCATACGTGCCATGTGCTAGCACAGGAACAGGATCAAGCCCTTTGTGGTCAACCAAAACTTGGTTACAACAACAAGCTGACTTAATCACTATGTTCTCTGGCTTGATGACTCAAACTAAAGGCCGTGTTGATCCAGCAGGCCCGAATGGAACCCCAACTACGCTTAATATCCCAGTCTCTATGTGGCCTTATTTCCAAGGCACCAACACGCTTGGAAATCTGACGTTATCAGGCTGGATGGAAATGGCGTACCCAAATTGCCGTATTATTTCCTCACCAAATTTGGATGGCGCGGCTTCTACATTAAACGCAATGTATTTATTTGCCGATGAAGTGGCCAATACAGGTTCAGATGATGGTTCAACATTCCGTCAAGTTATTCCTGCTAAATTTATGGCATTGGGAACTCAACAACTTGTTGGCGGCTATAAGACAGGCTATTCATGCGCCACAGCAGGAACTTTCTGCTTACGCCCAATTGCAGTTTATCGCGCTTCTTCAATGTAACCAAAGAATATTATGAGCAATTATATTTATTCAACTTGTCCTCAAGACTACGCCTTCGCTATCTGGCAGCAATTGCCAGATGGCAGCTCTAAAGCAGTTCGTCACATCTTGATTAAAGGCGGCGCACAACTAGCAGTTCAAGCTGGTGCGGGGTTTCATACTCCACTTGGAGTAGTAACCGAAGTATCAGATGAAGAACTTGATTTATTAAGAAAAGATTGGTCATTTAATCATTATGTTGCACAGGGATTTATGCTTGTTGATTCTAATAAAATCGACGTGGAAAAAGCCGCAGGCGATATGAATATTAATATACCAGGAGCACCAGTCAGCGAGTCGGATATTCTTGATATTGGCGCACCGGATGGTGTTGAGATCAAAGTCTATGACGATGATACAACCAAGAAACGCACTAAAAAATAATGTCAACAATTACTCTTGATATTGCAGCGTTCAGAAATCAATTTCAAGCATTTGCCAGCATTGTTAATTACCCTGACGCTACAATTCAGATGTATTTTGATATGAGTAGTAATTATGTCAGCACTAATAATATTGGTTATCTTAATGGTACATCAAGAGTGCTGGCGTTGTATTTAATGACAGCTCACTTGTTAAAAATAGCGGATGGGATTGCTTCCGGCAATCTTGTCCAAGCTACACAAAATGCAAGTGAGGGGTCGGTAAGCATCGGTTTTGCTACTATTCCATTAAAA